TTCAGACAACTGTATTCCAACTCTTCGTAATGCCGCCATTCCTTGCACAGGGTCATTTAATGCTTTACCAACCTGTATGGTTGTTTGTTGTAAATCCTGACCCATTGCGGCAGAAACATCTAATATTGCTCTTGTCGCATTTGGAAACACATCCTTACCAACGGAAGTAAATGTTGCTAATAAAGCTTGCGACCTAATAATAGTTTCATCACCAAATGCTGTTGTTTTTTGCAAAGCACTAGCAAAGCTCATCATTTCATGCTTTGAAAACTCTGTAGCTCTACCAGTTGATGTTAACGCCTGTGATAATTTTCTTTCTGCTAGTTCTTGTTCGTTAGATGCGGCAATTAGTCTACCAATAGTTTTAGTAAACATTGTTGTTGCAAAACCAACAAGTAATAGTTTAGAACGTAAAACAGAAAAAGAACCAATTACCTTTTTGTTTGCTTTGTGTAAGTTTCTGCTGTTTCTAAAAGTTATATTTTGTTCTTTGCTTAATACCCCTAAACTTTTTGAATACTTTTTTGCGGCATCGCTACTTTTTCTTAACGCTTGAACATGAACATTGCCACCTTTAACGGAAAACTCTAGAACGCTTCCTGATACTATCTTAGCCATTTTGTTTCTCTACTTCCTTGTTTTGTTTTTTTGCTATTATGTTTCCTATCGTCATAGCTTTTTGTATCCATTTGTATGGTTGGTTGCCGTATGAGCCTTTATAGGCTGGTACTTTAAATTTGTCACAATATAAATATCGTGCAATGTCATTTTGCACTTGTTGGTTTAACATTTTATTAGTACAGGCAAAGAAAGGAATTTGCGATAACACAGATTTTGTTATATCAAAGTTTTTCTTTTGCTTTCTGTTCACGGTGTTAGTTTCTTCTATAATTAAATCAATTATAGCCCAAACATCTTCGTCTGAGCGAAACTCCTTAGTGATGTATTTTCCATTTTCCATAACAGGCGATTGTGCCGTATAAGGATAAACATGGTATGGGCAACCCTCACAATTGCCGTCAATCAAGACATTAAGCTCTAAGGTGAGGGTTTCTCTTCCCCCATATTTTGGTACTCCTGTACTTTTAGAGAAAGTTCTGTTTTATCTTCCTCCGACATTGATTTAATAAATTTATCATCACAATCCTCTATTCCCTTTCTAAGCCAAGCTGTCCTTGCCTTAGATAGGTTTCGGATTGTCTTCACTTCATCACCGTCATATACCAACTGAGGTATATCATTACAGTAATCAATATCGTCAACTGACATTTCCCTGACTTTCGCCTTTTTGCCAGATGATAAGGTCACTTCTTTCATGTTTTCTCCTTATTTAACTTACGCTAAAGTAAATGTTATAGGGGCGTGGTCGCCAGTTACGGCTTTTATAGCCACATCTAACATCATCGCATCGCCCTCATTAAATGTTACATCTGTAAGAATACCGTCTGGTATTGCAATAGAACAGTTAGCCGCTGTTCCTTGGGTCATTGTAAACATATCTGCTTCTGTGTGAGCAGTTTGTGTATTAAAATTGTGATATAACACCCTTGTCACCGAATCATATTTTACCGTAGCATTTGCGGTTATTGAAATTTCTTCGCTTCTTGCAAAAAATTCATATCCACTACTTGAAAAACCGCCATATACCGCTGGGCTTTCTACTGTAACATCAAACGATGACAACACAACATCAAGAGCCATTACTTTTTTAGCACTTAATCCAGAAATTGGAATTATCGTTGAGCCAAAAGCATTGTTTCCAGCAGTTACGCTAGCTTCATTTGTTGTTGGATTGAAACCAGTTGATATAGTAGCACTCCACTTATATGCTCCGCCATCTGAACCTGAATCGGCAGATACGGTAAAACTAGTACACAAACAACCATGAAATACTGTGGTATATCCGTCAGTATTGTCTGGCGGTGATAATACCAATGAAAATGTTGCATCGGTTTGACCTACACCATATTTTCCTGTTACCCCAGTTGCGGCAGTTGCAACGCTTGCACTTGCTATGGAAGCCGCATTCATTGTGTTTCCACAAACGCTGTGCATTAATAGACTTGTACCACCATCATTGTGATAAATTCCAGATAAAGAAATTTCTACTGCTCTCATTTCGTTATCTTGAAAGAAATCGTCTTGATGTAATACCCTTCCGCTTCTTGACCTTACTGCTGTGATTTGATTTGGGTTTAAGCTAGGAAAAGCAACTGAATCAACATCTAGTTGATAAGCCGCTGAAGTATATGTTGGCGTTGTTCCCGGTGTAGCTTCTTCTATGACCCACGCTTTAAAATCTTTTGGTGAAAAAACCGCATTAGCCATTATTTACCCCCTTTTGATTCTTTATTTGATTCTAATTTATCTTCTATAAAGCTAGGCACAGAGCTTAGCTCAACAGACTTTCCGTTATTAAGGGAAGCCCAATCATCATAATTTAAATTACAAAAATTATTATTAGATGATAGTTGTTCCCCCTTTTTTAATTTTACTTTCATATCCTACTCCTACTGTTAGTTCTTTAAGATACGTTACTTAAAAACATCGCTCTAAACTCCCACTTAACTGCGTTTAAGCCTTCAATTTCTGCTTCCTCATCTTCTAATTCGTTGATTCGCATACTAACTAAACGCCCATTAAAGTAGGTGTTATTCAAATTGTCATTAAACAAATTCTCCATGCGAGATATTTGACGAAGTATATGCTCCCAAGTATCTCTCTTAACCGATTTCTCTTTAAAATAATAAGCTACTTCAACAATATATTCTCTAATTTCCCCGTTGGTTAAATTATCAACAAGGTCATTACCCACAGGAGTCATTCTTATGAATTGACTACCCATGTTCTTGAAATTACCTGTATAAACAGGAATCGTTCCTGCAAACTCTGTGTTCAAGAAACTTCTTACTGTATCAAGAATCTTATCCTTAAATACATTTGTAAAAGAAATCGCCATTTATCTATCTGTAATTTGCATATCGTAATTACTATACTGCAATTCGTTTATCCAAATCTTCTACTCATACGAGTGGAACGTATAGAACTACTGTTATCAACGTGCTCTGTCTTTCCAAATACTTCTATTTCCCACTCGTCATTTAAGGTTGCCGCTGAATTATCAGCAGAACCCGAAAATCTTATTTCTAATCCACTAGCTAACGGCTGATATTGTCCATTAATAACTCTGTCGGTAACTACTTGATTACTCTTTAAATTATCTGCGTTACCTATATACGCATCATATTTAGCTGTTCCTATTGCTCCAGCGGTTGATATAATAATTTTAATCTTATCATATATTCCTGTATAAGAACCTCTTGTATCTACAATCTTTAAATTACCGCTAACAGACATTTCTCTTATAACGCCTTTTGATGAATCACCACTCGTTTGCCAAGACAAACGGCTATTACCGCTGTTCAGGGAGTCAATGAGCTGTTGAGCCTCATCCATAAGTGCCGAAGCTACCTCGGAGGTAGGGTCGTGTGACCTAATTAAAAAGGCAGAGGCAATTAAAGCCGTTGCCCTGACAATAATGTAATCGTATGAGCCTGATTCATCTTTAAACTGTTCTCTGGGTAGATTACCGTCAAGCTTTGCATCGAGATATTTTGATGCGTTAGCTAAAAATCTTGTTTTTAATGTAGCAAAGTCTTCACCTGACTCCATTAATAAATCGTTTGGGTTGGATGCACTGTTGTAGTAGTAAACAGCATCTAAAGTAGATTCGTAATACCACTCTCCATTTGCAGTTACTTCACCGCTATTTGCTTCTGCGGCTCCTAAATCTTGTCCATCTACAAAAAGCTGTGTAATAAGTCCACAGTTATCAGCACGATAAAGACTAGAGCTATGAACTACCCATCCATATATAGGTGTTTTTGTATCGAAGTTATCTACTTCTGGAAATACATCTTTTAATTCTCTTTCACTTGCGTATGTTGCCATATCTTACTCCTATGATAATATATCCATCCAATGGTCGTTTGTGGCTTTGCCACGCTCTGTGTTATAATATTTTTTATAATAAATCCATTGTTCGTCTAAATTCTTTTTTGGTAACGCTTTTGGTATTCTTCTGTAATGCAACCGACAAAATGAAATCATGGCGGCTATGTTTGTTTCTAATATCCATGCCCAATCTTCCTCTTTTGGTAAAGTGAAGTATGACAGTTTCACGTTTATTGTTTCCGCAACTTGTTTCATTAAGTCGGGTCTATATTTTAAATAATTCTTACATATATCTACCGCAACCCAAGGTTCGCATTGTCCAAAGCCAACTGCAATTCCTTTTATTTGACGAACATATTTTAAAAGGCTCTCTACTTTTAACGTCTTAAACACTAAATCAGACGCTTCTGGAGAGTATAATTCTATTCTATTAAGAACTCGTTCAATTAAATCTTTTAATTGTGCTTCATCCATTATTTGCCTTTAAAAAATCCTTCTAACATATCTGTTACTATGTCTACCATCTTTTCAAAAAAGATTTGTTCTTTATCTTCTGAGACAAATGGTATATCTATTTTTTCATTAATCTTTGTAGCCAAGTGGTCTGCAAATTCATCAGACGCAAGAAAACCCATAGCTTCGCCCTTCATTTTATCTGCTTGAGCTTCAGCCAAATCCATTAACATTGATTTAAAGTCCATTTTAACTTCCTTTCGTAAAAAAATAGCCGAATAATCCAGAAAAAGTTGTAGCAAGCATAGCTCCAATAGCTTTCATACCAGATACAG